TTAATAACGAAACGATAGTGAAGCCGCCTCTCCCGCGCCGAAACTCTGACTGATCTGAGCGACTTCCAAACGCAAATGCACACCGCGCAGTACCTGACCGGAATAAACATAATGCGGCTGAGTTACTTCCGCTTTTTGCAACAGTACTTCTCCCTGCCACAGCTGTACCTGATATTTTTCCGTAGCCTCTCCGAGAGGAATATCCTCCCCCATCCAGCTATCCGCATCAATGCGTCCGCGCCGGATCCACTGAAAATGCATATCCCCGTTTAGCTGTAGTCTGTATCTGATATGAACCGGACTCAGAGGCTTTAAGGCTTTCATGCCACCAGCAGCGGATTGGGTACCAAAATAGTCATCTGAGAAGTCCCGACTGGATGGTCCTGCCCGCCAGTTCAGCATCAGCCCGTTTTCAGTCTTCTGCAATCCTGCCGGAACAACCCGATCATCCAGCAAAATAAAAGACGCACCTAACGGCTTTACAATACCGGCCTCCGGCTCTGTTCCCGATTGTCCGCGCAGCAAAAACTTTAACCGCCAGTGACCGGCAGCAATTTCTTCTGCCTCCTTATACTGCAGAATCTCCCATCCGCCCGCGCTATTCTGCACCAGAGCAGTATTAGCGGTATTCAACACCTGCAAAGCGGATTGGGAATGCAACTCCCCGTGATATAAACGAATATCAAAACTCTGCTGATGCATGAAACGACCGCTGGCGGCACCTGCAAGTTCTGTTGTCAGCTCCCCCATGATAGCGGCATAGGGGATCACTGCGCGCAATTGATAGCCACCCGCTTCCGGCGAGGCAAAAAGCGCCATATCCCGCCACGGCTTGGCATAACAAGCGATGCGAAACTGACTGCTCTCATTTTCAATGCCGGGCCACATCGGCAAATCTAGCATATGAAACAACGGCGGACCGGCAGTCACACCGCCGGAAACAGGCACCGCCGGCATACGGGTGCGGTCAGGGCGACGCAAAGCCGGTGCAAGCGCCACGGCTTTAGCCCGCCTAGCCGCCCCGTCCTCAAAGCTCACAATGACATAATCACGGCTTCCGGCCAGTTCCGGCACACGCACCCTGTCACCGACTGTCAAACCTGCTTGCGACCACGGCACAGAAAAAGCAACGGTGCGGCGTTCAGCCCGTTTTCTTTCCAGCCAGCTTTCGGCCAGCGCCTGCGCCTGCCCACTTTCCATTGCCGCAGATAGAGACAGGCTTTCGTGACCGGCACGTTGCCAGCCGGATTTTTGCGCCAATGCACTGCCGGACTGATAATCCCGCAAAGCATCGCTGAAATAAATTTCTGCACTCGCAGGCAATTCCTCCACATCATCCAGAATACGCACGGGCAATGCCTGATCGCCTTCCAGTGCAAAATCCTGAATGGTCGTGGGATTCTGGCGCTGTGTGAGGCTGCGGAATACCAGCCTCTGACTTCCTTTCACCTGCTCAAAAGCCACTACGCCGAATATATCCATCAGCGGCTCCAGCAATGCTCTGCCACTGGCCGGATTGTCGGCGATATAACCAGACAGATAGCCTTCAACGCCACGGCAATCAGCCAGCCCCTCAAGCCCGAAATCTTTCAGTAAAGCCAACAGCAATTCATCCAGCGCCACACCACTCAGGCGGCCATTGAGCCAATGCCCTGTTGCCCAATTGGCAGCATCGCCCCAGATATCTGCTTTCAGCGGATATTCCGGAAACGGGCGCGTATCCCACGCCCAGACATAAATCTGTTCCGGATCAAGCATTGCACCGCCATAGAGCGGCGAAACAGGATTATGGTCTCCCGCAACATTCCAATAAGCAAAATGCGCACGCAGGAAACGATCCGGCGCAATATCGCTGCGCGAACCATCGGAAAAATATGGCACAGCATTTTCCGAGGATTTCGGATCAGGAAATACATTGGGCTGGTTCGGGCCTTTATCAACAGCCGCACAACCAAGCTCGGTAAACCAGAATGGCTTGGACATCGGTTGCCAAGCTGTCGGCTGTGTCTGCTCAGTCCCATTTATGCGATTGAAATGCTGGTTCTGCCACCACGAGCGCAAATCCTTATAGCGAAACACCCAAGGCTTGCCTGCAAGGCCATCCGTTATTGCTGTGCGCTTGCGGGCACGCCTGTCTGCATCCGAGGCATAATACCAGGCATAACCCTCACCTCCGGCAATGGCGTTTTGCAAAGCACTTTCATCATAGGCAGAAGCGGGAAAGGCCGGATCAATGCTGCGCTCATCCCCGTCACGCCAATCACTCAGCGGCATATAATTATCAATGCCGATGGCATTAATTGCCGGATGCGCCCAGAGCGGATCAAGATGAAAGAACACGTCACCGCTGCCATCCTGCGGGTGATAGCCAAAATATTCCGACCAATCCGCGCCATAAGTGATTTTACAACCAGTCCCTAAAGATGTGCGTGCATTATCAGCCAGTTCGCACAAAGTGCTGACAAACGGAAAATCATTCTGTTCATTGCGGATTTGTGTCAGACCACGCAATTCCGAGCCGATCAGAAAAGCATCAACACCACCGGCAGTATGCGCCAGTTCCAGATAATGGCGGATGAAATTCTTATAGCCGTTTATGCCATCGGAAAAACGGGCAAGCTGAAGCCCTGCTTCAACTGTTTTATCCACTCCCGCCGCCACGCCAATTCTGCCGCGCCACGGATAGGCAGGCTGAAAGCCCGCACCATCCAGCGCAGGCAATTGATTATCCGCGGGAACATCCATCATAATAAACGGATAAAGCGTGACCTTCAGCCCACGCCGCTTAGCATCTTTAATCGCGGCAATGACCGAGAAATCACTCGGTGTCCCGCCATAGGCTTTTTCTGTGCCATTATCGGAAATCAGATGGGCATATGCACGGTCAACAGTACCGACACGCCAGTGATGGCTCGGTTTTCTCGCTTCCCGCGCTGTCACACCGGGCAAAATCCGGCATTCTCCCGCACGCAGATCGGTGCCGAACCACGGCACAATCAGAGCAACTGTTTTCAGGTTGGGACACAGCGCCTGCAACTCATCCAGTGATGCTGTCCAGTCACTTTGCGCACGCAGATTATTACGGTTCAACGCGCGTGTTTCACCGGGGCGCGGTTCATCCCGCACCATCTGCGGTGACAGACCAAATTCCGTTGCACCGGGGATCAGCGCAACGGCCTGAATATCCCGTGCCAGCCTGCCAACACTCCGCATGACCTCGAATTGCAAAAGCGGAAGCCGGTTGCCATAGGCATCAATCGGCAGGTGTTCGAAAACCACATAGGCTGTGCCGCGATAGGCGGGTGCTTTACCCGCCCCCTGTCGCGCTTCAATCAGCGGATCAGACTGCTGTGTTTCAGTGCCTTTATAGACACGGATAGTCACCTGCGTCTGATCCAGCTCTTTGCCGTCTGCCCAGATACGCCGGATGCCAGAAATCTCGCCCTGCGCTACAGCAAAAGCAGCATTGACATAATAGCTGTAGGTGGTGGTTTTCGGGCCACCTTTCGCCCCTTGACGGGTGGTGGTTTTCTCTTCCTCGAAACGGGTCGCCCAGATCAGCGTACTGCCGACACGCATAGTGCCATAAACGGCAGGCAACACAGCCCCTTCCTCCGCCTGCATCGGACGTGTGCCGGAAAGGCGCGGCCCTTCGATACGCCGCGTTGAATTAATCAGCGCATTGTCGATCATATAGCCGCCCATAGCGCCGATCGCACTGCCGATAGCCGCGCCAACGGGGCCGAACAGCCCGCCAATCATACCGCCTGCCGCCTGAAGAACCACTGTACTCATGCGAGAAATGACCTGTCTTCAAACCGAAGGATTAGGAAAGTAGAAAACAGCTGCAATACGCTGCCGCCATTGCGGAACCAGCGCAGAAAGCGTCACACTATGCCCCTCATAGGCATGGATGAAGCGGTTATTCTCCGCCATGATGCCTAAATGTTTGGCCGCCACACCATCCCGCCAGCGAAAGATCAAGAGATCACCGGCATGCATCTCTGATTGCGGCTTTAAATACATATGCCGCCGTGCAGCATCAATCAGCGGTTCATCGCGGCTAAGCTCTGCCCAGTCGCGAGAATAGATGCCAGCATCTTCCGGCTCTGTACCATAAAGCTCGCGCCAGATACCGCGTATCAGCCCCAGACAATCACAGCCCACCTGCAAACGGCTGGCACCGTGACGATAAGGTGTACCAAGCCATTTTTCTGCAATCGCCAGCACTCTGTCATTCAGCGGAACAGCGGTCATGGCACCAGTACCCCGCCGTCAAAATTTCCCTCACCACCGGCAAAACCATAGGCAGCATCATTGCCGGGAATATGCGGAAAGCCGCGAAAATTCTCATGATTGGCAAAACGGTCACGGCATTGCTGAAAGCTCTTGTCGCAGCCCGCCAATACACGAAAACGATCACCGATCTGAACGTCATAGACCGGCAGTTCCTGAAGGATCAGACTTGCCGCATCCCCCTGTTTAAGGTGCGAGACAATATTATTCACGCTGCCCTGATTTTGCCCGCTCCGCCAATGCAGGCTCCCGCGCTCAAACCAGTGCGAGGTAAAACCACTCAGATTTGAAACCACCAGATCCTGTCCGTTGACAAGCTCCACCACACCCTCCCCCGCATAGCGCGGATCGGCCGGATTGATGCCGCAACGCTTATCTGCAAATTCCGCATCGCAACCCCGCTTGGCACGCCGTCCGAAAACACGATCCAGCAGAGCCGCACTGCTTTTCAGTTCAGCGGTAAAATTCATGCCGCTGCGTGTAATTTTGCCGATTACGCTGCTGCGCAATAATACCGCATGCTCCAGCTGCGCCCAGTTGACCAGATAAGTCTCAACAGTCGCACCGTCATAAAGCCCGCGCTCAATATCCCCATCATTCAAAGCGTCACTGGTCAGCACCCCTTCAATCTCGGAACTGTCTACCGCGAGGCCAAGCTGGCTTCCTGCCTCAGAACCATTCATCCCGCTTTGCGGAAAGCACTTTATCCCATGCACGAATAATGTTCTGTCATGGTCACAAAAGCCAAAAACCTCACCGTCCTTACGTCGCAAAACCCATGCAAAACAATGCGTTGTCACATCACCCTGTAAATGTGATTCAAGTGCCGGATCGAGTGTCAGCATCACTTCACCTCAACAATCGGAATGGATGGAATTTCACCGGCTTTGAAACTGGCAATACTGGCGCTAAGCCTGTCCGTATCAAAGCGTACCGGCACATCGAACAGGAAACCCGCAGTCACTTTCGCCTGCGGCGGCGGCACATAATCCTCGTGAATTTCCACTATGCCTGTCAGATAATTCACGCTGAATGCATCCGCCGCAAGCACCTCCCCCTCCACTGCTAACTGCACAGTTCCTGTGACCGGTTTGGTGATAATGCGCCGATAATCACCATAATGTTTCGCCAGCTGAAACTGTCTTGTAACGCCGTCTCCCCGCCCCAGAAACTGATCTGTTGGTTGTGGCGGTGCATCCTGTTCCGATGAGAGATGGTCAAACGGATCACGAAACCGGAACGCATAGAGCGAACCGCGCCGCGCCTCGAAAAAGCGCAACACATCACGCAGATCATTGAACGAGCGTAATCCCGTTCCGGCATCATAAAACCGGCGTGACATCGACCAGCGCGCATTGCGCTTTTCATGCCCTGATGTGAGGCTGACAATCTCATTGCGCCATTCCGGCCCTCCGGTTGCCCCGAAGGAAACGCCGAGCGGAAAAGGCACATCGTGAAATGAAGATAAATCCTGCATATTGCGCCCTTTCACATGCGTCTGGTGCCATGGCGTACGGCACGTGCCAGCATGGCGCTGACCTGTGCTTCCGAGCGACTGAAAGAGGCAGCATCAGGTGATGACATATTGAAATTGATCTGCATGGCTCGCCCTCCGCCACCACCGCCCATTGCCACGCCAAGACTGCCGTCACTGCCGCGTGCCAATGGCAAAATCGCCTCGGCTCCTGCCTCACCAGCCACGCCGAAACCACTGCCGAGCCCGAAATATGTCGGGCTGGAAACCACACCACCTTTGGCAAAAGGCTTAACCCCGCCCAAGCCGCCAACCCCGCCCATCAGGCCGGAGAACATCGAGGAGAGTAATCCCTGCAATGGCTTCATCCCCGCATCCAGCGCCATGGAAGCCATATTCGACGCCAGTCCGCGCAGCACATCGTCCAGCCCTTTGCCGGATGTGACTGCGCTTTTGAAAGCCGAAGTCAGGCTCTGTCCGAATGAGCCGGAACGCTTCTGCAAATTATCCAGCGCACGGTCAAAACCGCTGGTATCCGCCTCAACCGAAACCGTGACCGATTGTTGTGTACCTGTATCATTCATGATCCACCATCCGGAAAAGCCCGCATCAGCGTGTTTAAAACATCACGCGGCGGCGCTTTCCTGCCACCGCGCATGGACTGGCTCAGCGCCCTGATCTCGGGCAGGCTGAGCTGCCAGAAATCCCGTGACGACAGCCGCAATTGTCCCATCCCGAAATGCATCAGCGCATCCCAGGGGAAAGACATTGATTCAATTACGGCTTCTAATTTTTTGATTGCGCTGCGTTTTCCGGATTTTCAGCAGTCATGCCAAAAGTCACTTCCAGCAATTGTGTCACCAGTCGCGCAAAGCCGGTAGCACCGCCATCAATGCGCATATCGGCCACATCATCCTCAGCCACATCATGACCGCCACCGCGCAAACCTGCGGTGACGATGCGGATCATATCTTCCGACTTTAACCGTCCCGTTGAGAAACGGGCGATCAGAGCAGAAAGGTCTTCAGTCTCATAGGCAGCCTCAAGACCGGCCAAGGCACCAAGTGTCAGGCACAGGACCCAATCCCTGTCATTCAAAACGGCTGCAATTTCACCACGTCTGGCATTGATCATCATGGCTGTGCTCCAAAACTGATAAGACCGGCAGATTCCAGCGCGATTTCAAACGTCACCTCGCCATCATGCACGCCGCCATATTCCAGCGCGGTGATCTGAAACAAACCACTGACAGTGCCAAAATCCGGCACAATAATCTGCCAGTTGAGAATATCGCCATTGAAGAATGCCGCGCGGATCAGAGCATCCGATGCCGCATCTTTGAAAATACCCGCACCGCTGACTGATGCGCGCTGCACACCGCTGCCAGCGAGCAATTGCCGCCAGCGTCCTGAAGCATCGGCATCCGTCACATCAACCGTCTCCGCATTGAAAGCAATGCGCTTGCTGCGCAAACCCGCACAGGTCTGAAATGTGTCACCTGCCGCTGCAATTTTCAGCAACAGGTCTTTGCCTCTCTGAGCTGCCATTGATTACGCTCCTTCAATTTTCTCTGTCACCGCACGGTAACGCAACTGGCCATTGTAACCGTCACGCAAGTCGTCATTACGGGTCTGTGAGGATTGCAAAGTCAGATTGACCAGATGATAACCGCCAATATCCGGCTTTTGCTGGCTGCTTGCCAAAGCCTCCATCAGCCCTTCCACCAGCATCATCAGCTCCAGCACCTGCCTACGGCCATTGGAACGCGCCCAGATATGCAGCACCAGATTGTGTTCCTCACCGGTGCCACTATCGGTATCCCAGGCATAGATCTGACTTTGGCCAAAGCTGATATAAGGAAACTCCGCATGGGGCGGTACATGATCGTAAATGCCCTGCCCGTGCAGTTTCTCCATCAGCAAAGGCGCGGCTTGCAGCCACGCCAAAATTGCCTTTTGCAAAACAAGCGCCGCGCCGTTCATCCCTTGTTGTCCTGTTCGGTTTGAGCAGGCGGTGCTTTAGGCTCAGGGCTTTTCAAAAACAGCCCATCACGTTTATTGGAGAGCGCCTGTTCGCAGGCCTGCAAACCAACAAGACGCAAAGTGCGCAACAAGGCTTCAAAGATAAAACGCATAGAAAAATTCATCGGATTTCCTCTCGAACAGAACAAATGAGATAGCGCTGACTTTCATCGGGATCGTGCAGCCCCAGAACCGTAAAATGCCGCTCCGCACGCGTGAGACGCATGGAGACCGCGATATCGCTGCGATAACGGGTTGTGATGAGATGAGTGACATGGGGAATGGCTTGTCCGGCAAAGTTCTGACTGCCGGTTTTCTTCGGCTCAATCCTGCTCCAGAGCGTGGCAATTTCCGTCCATTGCTCCTGATAGCCGCCGGTCTCATCAAAGATCGGACGGTTTTCTTCCAAAGTCAGAAGGGTTTTAAATTGTCCCGCATCAATGAATTGCAGGTTCATAGCCGCCCCCGCCGCAGCCACGGTGACACGAGCTGCGCAACCATATCCGGCAGGCTGTGCATCACTGTTTCATAAGAATTGCGGTTATCATAGAGATGCGCCGCCAGCACCAGACAGGCATGACGCAGCACGTCCGGCAGGCTCGAAGGCTCATCACTCAGGCCTGCGGTCAGCTCAATCTCCAGACCTCGTGCAATGGTGATATATTGCGGACGGCGGAGGTACAGCCGCTGCGGGCGGCTATCCGTATCCAGCCGCCAGTCATCCGCACTGAACTGCACCGCAGAACCAGCGGCATCAAAACCCTGCACTTTATCAATGGAAATGACAGGCGCTTTATAGAGGGCAATTCTGCCCGATTGCGGCCAGTTGGCGAGCTGCAACAACCAGCGCTGCGGCAGCATCACCAAATTACAATGCTGCTCAATTACCTCCCGTGCAGTGCGGATCAGGCGCTCCAGTAAGTCCTCTTCCTGATCCGGTGATAAACGTAAAAAATCGCGCAGCATTGCTGTCGTCACCGGCTCTTTTACCGGCGGCGTTATAAGTTGGAGAACCATGCTATCTCCTGTAAATTTCAATAAAAACAATGAGATAAAATCACTCTCTGACAGAATGATTCATACCGCTTTGCAAAGGCCAAGCAAAACCGCCCCGCCAGCAAATTCAGGCTGCAAATTTCAGCAATTTGATCGCGTCAAAATCCTGCACACCACCGCCGACACGCTTGGTGGTGTAGAACAGCACATATGGCTTGGCAGAATACGGATCACGTAAAACGCGGATACCAATACGATCGACAATCAGATAACCACGGGCAAAATCACCGAATGCAATCGGCGTGCTGTCCGTGGCAATATTCGGCATATCTTCCGCCTCCACCAGACCAAAGCCCATGAAAGAAGCCTTCTGCCCAAGAGACGCCGGAGGCTGCCAGAGGTAATTGCCGTTGCTGTCTTTGAGCTTGCGCAGAGCCGACTGGGTTTTACGGTTCATCATCCAATGGGCATTCTGGCGGTAGCCGGATTTCAGCGCATAGACGAGATCAATCAGCAAATCGGACGGGCTGGAAGCAGGCAAGGCACCGGCAACGCCCGTCTTCAGGCAACCAAGTTTACCCCATGCCCATGACGCTTCATCAACCGTATCATAGGCCAGAAAACCATGTGGCTTGTTCACACCATCACCATTGATGAAGGCAGCGCTTTCCTGCTCGGCAAAAGCTGTTTCAACCTCTGCGGCAATCCACTGTTCCACATCCACCGCCGCATCATCCAGCAGGCTGGCTGTCGCTGCAGGCATGGCGTAAATTTCCATGGTCGGGAATTGCAGCTCGGCAAGCTTAGCATTGGTGGTCTGCGGACGTGTGCCCTCTTCACCAACCCAACCGGTTCCCGGCCCGCTGATGGAAAACGGCTTTTTGAGTACAGCGCCGGAAACCTGCCGCACAGTTGCAAGTCCACGCACCGGCGAAAGAGCGGCCAGACGTGTGCCGATGGCAGTTTCCAGCTCAGACGGCACAAGATAACCGCCATCAGGCCCCGAACCATAGGAATGGGCTTTCTGCTCAATCCCGCGCAATGCCTGCTCATCACCTCGGCGGGCATAATTGTCAAAAGCCTGTTTATGCTCCTGCACAACACCACCGAGCAGTGATCGTGTCTCACCACCAAGAGTAGGACGCGCCTGTTTCAGCACATATTGATCCAGCGCCGCCTTCTGCTCATCCATTGCACGGTTAAGACGCTCCACTTTTTCAACGGTGAGAACATCCGCGCCGACATGTTTTTCAATCTGTGTCAGTCGCTCATCATTGGCCTGTTTAAAGCCCTCAAAGGCCTGCATGAACTCACCAAAAGCCTGCCCGACTTCCTGCTGACTGTTCAGCGCCTTAATCTCCAGCACCTGCGGTTGAGCGGCTGTTGCTTTATGTTTGATCGTCATTTCCTGTCCCTTCGGGCTTGGTTTAAAAAGACGGTACAAACCGACCGGACGGAGGTTTCAAAAAGAAGTTTGCGCTTTCAGACAAGCCGCCGCATGGCGGATAATCTGCGCGGAACTCATGTCATCGTGATTTTTGCTCTGTACCGGATGAACCCGCGCTTGCGGCAGCATCGGAAAAGTCACCAGCGATATTTCCCAAAGCTCGGCTTCCAGAATATGTCGCTTGCCCGTTGAGGCTGACTTCTTGCTGCGAACAGCGCGGAAGCCGATCGACAAGCCATCCAGCGCCCCTTCGGATATCAGTTGCCAAGCTTCATCAGCCCGCGCCACGCCTTGCGTTAACTGCCCCTCAACATAAAGACCGCGCTGATCTTCGGCGACCTTTGTCCAGATGCCGATGGGATTGTCGGCCTGATGCTGCCAGAGCATTGGAACACTACCACCCCGTCGCAGAGACTTGGCGAAAGCACCGCGCTCAATAATATCACCGCTCAGATCAGTGAGTGAAAACAGGCTGGCATAACCGCTGAAACATAAGGACTGCTCTGCCTTAGCCTTCATCACGTTCCCCCTCCTGCCGGACGGAACCACCAACCTGATTTTTCAGCCGGTCGGTAAAGCGTTTGAAAAAACCAAGCGCTGTCCATGCAGCAAAGCTGGCAGCGGCAGAGCCCATCAGCATCAATTCCGCCTGTCCGAGATTATTACTCAGCGTCAGTTGTTCGGCGATTTTAACACCGGCTGCCCCGCCAAAAATCATGCCGCAAATCAAACCAACTGCGAAACGCACTGCCGCCTCGCGTTTTCCTTTGGGCAACATATAGGCCAGTGAAACGGCCGAACCGCTCACCGCGCCGGTGATTTTGGCAAGCCAGATCCATTGTTCCTGAGTGAGTGCATCCGGCTGGTTGAACAGGTTCATAGCACTCCTCCTTCCGGCTCCGGAGAATAGCCAACGGCCTGACGCTTTTCCGCATCGCTCAGGAAATCGGCTGCACCAACACGCCGCCACAAGGCTTCCCGTTCCTCAGCAAGCCCGTCAATGCGGTCATGGTCATGCTCCAACCGCAGATCCGCGCTAAAAGAAGGGCACAGCCAGTTACTGAGTGCCTGCGCGGTACGTGTCAGCAGCGGCAGAATGGTCAGGCGATAGAAGGCGCGATTGGCCTCGGCATAATTGGCATAGGTGTTATCCCCCGGAATGCCGAGCAGCATGGACGGTACGCCAAAAGCCAGCGCAATTTCACGGCTCGCCACATGTTTGGCCTCAATGAAATCCATATCTTTGGGCGACAGTCCCATGGCTTTCCAGTCCAGCCCGCCTTCCAGCAGCAGCGGTTTACCCGCCCCACCGGCACCGGTATAACCCTCTTCAAGCTCGGTCTTCAGCCGGTCGAACTGCTCCTCACTTAAATTGCCGCCGTCTTTCGGCGCATAGACCAGAGCACCGGAAGGCCGTGCAGAATTATCGAGCAAAGCCTTGTTCCACGCTGCCGTGGCATTGTGAATATCCAGAGCCATAGAAGCGGCTTCCAAAGGCGGAAAACCGTAATGATCGTCCAGCGGATGAAACAACCGCAAATGCAATGCCCGTGCAGACAATCCCGTATCGGAACCGATATTCAGGCTGATACGACGACTGGTGGTATTATTGCGATAGAGCAACGTCTGCGGCCAGCCATTGCTGTCGCTCTCGATCGTCACCCGCTCGGGGCGCAGCAGGTGTAATTCCTTTGGTTGTCCGTCATAATCCAGCCGCTCGATATAGGCATTGCCGGATAGCAGCAGATGCCCGTAAAGCTGCTCGAAAAAACAGGAACCGCTCGCCCCTTCATGGGGTGCACGCAGCAATTTCAGCAGCGGATGATCTTCAAGTTCCGTCCCACCCTGATAGAGAAGCAGCGGCACATTGGCTGCGGCATCGCTGATCATTTTCACACAGCGATGCACAATCGGATTACGCATAAATCCCTGTTGCGACAGCGCCATATAATTGCGGTTTGTCCAGCGTGCCTGCGCATCCATATGCAGCGCGACAAAACCCTGCTGCATTTTTACAGAAGGCACCTGTGCGCTTTTCTGCTCCTGCGTTTGGGCAGCACTATGCCGCCACGGCCATTTCCAAGCCATGTTCACCTCACGAGGTTGTAATGTAATTTATCGAAGCTGCCGGATTCTCGGCTTATGTGTATCCTGAAGCAGAAGCATATGCAGTGCCCAGACCAGCGCATCCATCCTGTCCGGCGAGCGGCCGGAAGACAACCCGTTCACGGCAAAGTCACACATCTCATCTTCCAGTTCAGGAAAGCGCCGTGCATGGCGGATACGCCCCTGCTCATAGAGTGCGGCCACCGGCTCGGCACGCAAATATTTGCCTCTCTGCGCCCGCACTGACTTCACCGCTACAGACGCATCCTGCGCATGGATAACCGCCATCACCATATCACCGCCCTGATTGACCTCCGCCACCACCAGATCAGCCTGATAGCGGTGATAGAACTGCACAATCTGTGCAGCCCATTGATGGGGTTTCACGCCTTGCAATGTTGCGTCATCCAGCACCCAAGCCAGACCATCGGCATCAAGCCCCGCCACAATAATCCCGCAGGCATCGGAATTTTTGGTGGAAGTCGCAGGCGGGTCAACCGCAATGACAATGCGCTGCAATTCCGGAACGACCGCCTCATATAGCGCCTCCAATTGCTCCCGCGACCACAGCGCATCCTCACGATCAGCAATCAGAACACCGTCCAGCTCCTGCCGCCCCAAAGCCGTGTCCGCATAACGCTGCTGCATGGCTAACAAAAAGGCCGGAGCCAGATGTGCCGCATTTTCATCCGTGCGCATGTGGGTCATGATCGTTGCCGGATCGCTCAAAAGATCACGCAACAACGCCTGCATTTTCGGTGTGGTTGTCACCACCTGACGCGGGTTGTCTCCCAATCGCAGACCGAATTGCAGCATATCCCATGTCTGTTGCGGGTTTTTCCATTTCGCCAGCTCATCACACCATGCAGCAGAAAATTGCGGCCCGCGCAAACTGTCCGGATCTTCCGACGAATAGAACGAAGCCACCGCCCCGCTTTCCCAAACCAGTCTGCGACGGGTACTTTCCAGACGCGGCCGCTGCAAGCGCGAGACGGAGAGAATACCGGAAGGCCCTTCAACCATCACCTCGCGCACATCGGCCAGTGTTTCCCCCACCAAAGCAATATTGCCGCAAGCTTTGTCACAGAAAGGCGCCAGCCCCTGCGCCATGCCGCTGATCCACTCGGCACCGGCACGGGTTTTGCCGGAACCGCGCCCGCCCATTATCACCCAGCTGCGCCAATCCTGCTTCTGAAACACCGGCAATTGCGCCAGCCGCCCCTGAAACAGCCATTCTTTGCTCACCGCAACAATGGCCTGTTCATCGACACCCGCGTCAGACAGAAATTTAAACAGCTCTGAGTTCGGTAATTCTGGCGCTGATGATGCTGAGAGCTTCACGCACATCCTCCGGCGTCACACCGCGATCATCATTTCCGTTGTCATGCTTATCATTCAGCGGTTCAACACGCGTTTCCTTGGAAAGCTCACTGATGCTTTTCACCGCTTTCGCCAATGCTGCCAGCGCCTCTACAGCACTCTTTTCCGGCAGACCTTCGGCTTTGGAGAAATTCTGCAACTCCGCATTAATTTTAATCAGCAGATCTTCAATATCCAGCACCGGCAAGCTGACAGAAGAGCAATCCAGCCCTGCCCGTTTCAAACGCCTGCTATAAATCTCCGGCTTCACTCCCAAGAGAAAAGCCATGTCCGGCACAGTTATCTGATAACGCCGCTGCAAACGATACACCGCCTGCAAACGCTCCAGCGAAGCATTTGGCAGTGCTTGTATTTCTTCCGAATTTTCCGGCAT